GCACCGTTTTTAGCTTGTGAGTTGATTGTACGGATAACTTCACGGTTAATTTCCGCCAAGATTTCTGTAGACAAGATGTTTGCTAGTTCTGATTCAGCATCCAAACCGTGGATTGCTTTCAAGTCTTGAGCAAGCTCTAGTGAGTATTCAGCTTTCAAAGCACGTGATTTTGCAGTCACTGTTGCTTTTTCAATTGAGAAACCCATTTCTGAGAAAGAGTTACCAGCTGCATCGCCTAGGGCTTCAGCTGAGTCTGTACCCATACCAGAACCACTGTTTGCAGTGATACGGTCTGAATCAAGAGTACCCAAGTCATTAGCATTAGTTACGTCAAGACCAGATGGTCCGCCAGCACCGTTGCCGCCGCCTACGCCAGTTCCAGAGAACTGTGTATCTGCTTCGTTGAATAGAGCCTCTGTACCACCCATTGAGTTGTACTTTGACTTCATTGCAAAGATCAAGCCTGTAGGACCAGACATTGGCTGAACGCCTGCTAGGTCATATGCTACCAAGTTTGGAGCTGCACGACGAACCAATGAGATCAAGATTGGATCCCAGTTTGCTACGTTTCCGCCTGTTGAGTTTGTAGGAGCTGCCTCTGTGATCATACGCTCTTCATTTAGAGCTTTTTCTGTATTTTCCAACAAAGCAGCAGTTACTGCACGTTTGTGCGCGTCTTTAATGTCGCCAGCTGACTCTTCGTTCAGTACTGGGTTCCACTTTTCGACGAGATTGTCATAAGATTGCATCTTTTGGATTCCCTTTATTTAGATGTTTTTCTGATTGCAGAAAGATATGTTTCCATCATTGCTGATACTTCAACGCTGGTGGCTTCACCAGTTTCTTCAGTGTCTTCTGCGATAGTGGATTCTACAGTTTCTGGCTTGAAATGTGTTTCTTTAATGATAGCAACTTTGTCTGCAAAAGTTTCCTCATTATCGAATTCAATGCCTTCTACCAATTTAGCAAGTTTCTCAACTTGTGTTTCAGCTAGGTCACGAGACGCTTCACGGATAACCGCATTACGTTTCATTGATTCCAACTCGCTTGCTGTTTCCATTGCTTCTTCAGTACGTTCGTTAAGAGCTGTTTCCAGTTCTTGTACTTGTTCAGCAAGATCGTCAACCATGTCGACTTTATCTTCTGGAACTACAATGTAAGATTCCTCAAACACGTCTTTCAACTTGTTCATGAAACCTTCAGCGATTTCTGTGCGTAGGCCAGATTGGATTGCAACTTTGTTGTCTTCCATCCAGGATTCTACGACATAGTTTAGGTAGCTATCAACTTTTTCAACTAAGTCAGTTTTTACAGTAGAAACTTCCTCAGCTAATTCAGTTGCATATGTTTCTTCCAGACGATCGATTTCTTCTGAAAGTTTTGCTTTAATAGCCGACTCAAAGATTACTGCTGTTTTCTCTTTAAACTCTTCAGAAAGAGTTGCTTCAGATTCAACCAATGCATCGAGTTCAGTTGTATAATCGAATTGTACTGCAGCCATTGCATCTTCTGCAACAACACTAGTTTCATCCGCTTCTACTTCTTCACCCATCATTTTGCCATATGACGCAGTCAAAGAAGATTTATTCATCTTCTTCATTTTGCCATACATTGCATTGATCATTCCAGCTTTTGTCTTTGGAACCGGGGCTTGTGTTTTAATTGCTTTAGCAGCAGCGTCGACTGAATCGACAGATTGTGCTTCGGCATTTTTTGGATCATGACCTTCTTCCATAACGTCCTCGTCATGGAGTTCGGCTTCTATGATCGCATTTTCTTGATCAGCCATTGTGACTCCTTACATGCTTTTTGTTTTGAGTAACGAGAGGAAATTCTTAAACTCACGTGTCTGTGTCTCATAAAGATCAGCACGTGGAGCCTTTTTAACTTCAGTCTCCATTCTTTCAATTTCTCTTGCTTCAATAATGCCGTTATTCCATACCCAGTCTACACCTTCCATAATTCCATTTACGAAAGCATTCGGTGCTGATGGATCTTGTACGATATCAACCGTATTAAGAATAAAGTCGTCTTTGACAACTTGTGCGCCATTTTGTTGCATGAGGCTACCCATACCACGAGTTGACACTCCTAGTTGAACACCGCCATCAAGCAGACCTTTTACAATCTTTCCCATTGGTGTATCCAAAATTTGTGCCTTACCCATCACATTATTTCCCTCAAATTTGAGGTCAGTAATAAGATGAGATACCTTATCTAAGTTTACTGTTGGCCCCTCAGGGTGATTTAACTCTCCAACAGATCGCTTAGTTTTTACTTGTTCAGTAACGTATTTGTTCACCGCTGCTTCCATGATTGGTTTAGGGTAAACTCTTCCGTTTCTGTTTTTAGATTCAGCCATAGCAAATATACCCTCGATGACGTAGTTCTTAGAACCGTCTTCTTTGGCTTCTACAATGCATTGCACATCTGTTTCAGTATATTCTGTAATCAGCTTCATCTAATTAACCTTTATATTGTTTTACAAATTCAAGCCCAGCTTTTTTGGCTGAACCGAGGTCACGAAAAGTATCAAGTTTTTCACGATCCACATAAACAGAAAACTTACCGCCTTCTTTGTGTACCATTACTTCAATACCTTTTACTTTAGTATCAAATACGTGAGTGCCCTTAGGCATGCCTTTAGACATCTTTTCACGCAACTGTAAAAAACTTTTCATCAATATAACCTTTTGTTACATTTATTTATACAAAGTATTATTTATACTGGATGACCTTCAACATCAGGTTTTTCTTCTGTATCTTCAATATCATCTTCCGAAGGTTCTACTTCGTCAAACTCCATTTCTACTTGTTCTGGCTCTTCATCATTATAGATTTTACCAGCAACTTTGATCTTTTCTGCATCTAGTGCATCATTCATACGATCAGACATTAATTCCTTAAAGATAGGATCTGCAGCTGCATAATCTTTAGTTGCTACTGCATCAATCCAATCACCAATACCAGTTGAAGCAACAACTGGATCTTCTACTTCGACTTCACTCATGATTTATTCCTCATCATCTTTTACAATTTTAACAGGGGTAGGCTGTGGAGCCTCTTGCTCTTGTGGTGCTTCATCTTCATTATCTGTCTCACCACTTGCGTCCTCTTCAGACATTTCTTTCTTCATCTGTTCGATTTCTTCTTCGTTCAGATTTAGAATATTCTTAAATACCCATTCTTTAGAATAGAATTCGCCAACATACTGTTGAGTCATATCCAAGGTCTGCAATCTTTCTCTTACAAGTTCTGCATTTCTTAGTTCTGCAAAATGATTATCTGATGCATAGTCAACAATGATATTATTACGCCATGCTTCCCAGTCTTCATTAGTAATAATGCCTTTCAGCATTAATTGCTTTCTCAGAACCTCTAAGAATAGTGTAGAGAACCTACGGCGTAGTCTATCAATAAACTTTTGGAATTTAAGTTCATCACGGTTGATCTCAGTTGATCTACCTAATAGCCCTGCAGCTTGCTCTTGTTCTAGTCTTGAAATTGGTACGTTTAAAGATTTATATAGCCTCTTTTGGAAGTACATAATATCATCTATCTGTCCTAAGTTTTCACCGCCTGGCAGTGTAGAGATTTCGGTACCTCTTCCACCTTCACGTCTTGGTAGCCAGAAGTCTTCCAACATAGACATATGTTTACGATCATCTTTTAGTTTACCAGTGTTTGCATCATATACAAGTTTATTACGATACTTAGTCATAATGTTTTTCATATATTCTTCGGCTTTACCTCTTGGTAAGTTACCAACATCAATATAGAAAATACGACGTTCTGGTGCTCTTGACAATCTATAAATCACCAGACTATCTTCCATCATCCTTAACTGGTTGATGGGTTTTAACGCTTTGTGAAGATAGGACACAACTTTTTTCCGTTGGTCATCCAACAAACCAGAAGTCACATAACTGATTGAATCAGTAGTAAGTTTGACTCCACTTGTCTGTTGGCCTGGTTTTTCTTGATAGATAAAATGTTCATCTACCTTTTCAATAATTTTAGCACCAGTTACTGGATCTTTCTTTGACTTTACTTCTTTTACCTTACGGATTTTAGTAGCATCAATAGGTCTGATCTCTTGTATACCAGCTTTAGTATTTGATTCGTTAACAACTAGGTGGTGATAAATTCTACCATCTACATACCATCTGCGAAAGATGTCGTGCCCTAGTTCATTAAACTTTAACATAGAAAGAATAGATTTGAATTCTTCCTGAATTTCTTTTTTAATTTTATCAGAAGTTTCCACATTATCAAGTACAACCTCGATTGCGGATTTATCGTTTTCAATAGTAATAGACTCATTAACAATGTCTTCTACTGCTGCATCCACTTCAGGGTGCATAGCAACGCCACGATACTGTTTAATAAGTTCTGAGTTGTCTTTGGATTCGTCGCCATCAAGATTAATATATTGTCCAAAGTGTGAACCTGATGCAGTTACATATCCTGCGCCATCATCATCTGTTGGTGGAACGATAGAATCAAGTTTGTTCTTGGTACCAGTTGGTTGCCCAGCACGTCGAATCTCAAATCCAAATAATTTTAGTCCTCGATTATCTGCCATATTTCTTTCGTCCAAATTAGAGTTAGGTGGAGAGTTATCCCCTCCACCTTATTATTTATATACACTTTAAGAAGTTGTATCTGATTCCCAGTATTGGATTTGGAATTCAACAGTGAATTCTTCAATCTGTCCTGTTGCTTCGTAGTTAAGATCAATTGGTGAAATCGCTGTAGGGAAACAACCTCTAAAGTTATATGTCTTTAGAATAGTTTCGTCACGATCCAATTGGTCTACAACCAGGTCTGCTTGATAGTCTGCTGGGTTAACAAGACCAACGTTAGTTGTATGACCGTTAATTCCGTTCATCCAACGTTCCATTGCATCTCTAACAACAAAGTCTGTGTCGTTAATAATTGTCACAGTCCATGGTTCAAATGTTCTATCACCTGCAATTTGCAATTGTCTACCTCTAAAAGCGATAGGCAATGGTGCGATATTTGAACCCGGAAGTTGTGCGCCTTTACACATGAAAGACGTTTGTTCGACATCTCCGCCTGCATATGCTGGAAAGTTTACCGTAGCCTTGAAAAGGTTAGGGCGTGCTCCACCACCTGCAATTTTGGCTTTAAAGTCATCTACTCCGAGAATAGCCATTTATTTTTTTCCTTTCCAGTTACTTATACTGTACCAACAACTTCTTCAAACTCAACACCGGATCTAACTGCCACAAAGTTCAATGTGATAAAGTTAATGGATCTTGCTGGTTTAATGAAGATATTTGCTACAAATTCATTTCGGTCGATTACGGCTGATGTGTTATTAGTTTCATTACACACAACTTTAAAGTCTGTAATACCACGTCTACCCTTGATTTCTCTCAAGAATGGCTCTACAATATTAACAAACTCAGCTCTTGTAAATTCGTCATTAAGTTCGAACATTACATTTTTAGCTGCTTCTGCGATTGCTCTTTCAACAACTAAGAATAGTCTGCGAACATTGATTCTATCAAATGCTGATGGTCTATTCATATGTGTTTTATCACCAAACAATAATACTCCTTGCCCAGGAATATTAGCAACTGGATTAACACTTGCTTTATATAGTGTATCTCTTTGTGCTTTTGTTGGGCTATAAGCCAAGTTGGTTACACCTAAGTAAGCACCACGTCTTGCGCCTGCTGGTGATATCCAAGGTGCTGCATTAGCATCTGATGCAGACATAATACCTGCTGTAGATGATGCCGCTGGGATATGAATATACTTATCGTTGTATTTATCATATACCTTTAAGAAGTTGGCATCTGCGATTAAGTATGAAGTTGCTGTAAAAGTATCTGCTGTAGCTTCGATATTAGTTGTGATAGTACCTGCATCTGCAAGCCCTACAACATCTGCTCTTGCTGGAGAAGCAACTGCAACACAGTCTTTTCTAGCAATAGCTGTAGCTGCAAGATCATTAACAACAGTTGTTTGATCTGTTCTACTACCCATTGATGGTGCAATTAAGAAATCAACTTCTACTGTATCTTGATCCTCATATAGATCAAAGCCAGTTGCAACTTGTGTTGGTGTTAATGCAGAACTGTTTGTACCGCCAGCCATTTGATAAGTTTTAACTTCCGGAGATGATAGGATAAAGTTTTCACCGCTGTCTGCAGTTGTACCTGCTCCAACGCTTGTGAATACTGTCTCAAAGCCTGCCATCCAAACATATTGAGAAGAATTGTTAACAACATCTACAGAATAGTTTGTTGAACCATCTGCTTGTTTAGAATTAGTAGCCAAAGATACGAATGGGAATGTTTCTAGTATAGCGCCTTTAGCACCAAACTTACCGTCGTTATCAATAACTGCGATGTGAATCTCATCATTAGATGCACCTACATCTGTTGCAGTGGCTGATGTGCCTGGTTGATTGTCAAAGCTTGACTTATAAGCCCAGCCTGCAAATGATGCAGTGTGAGCAGGACATACGGAAACTTTAATTGAGTTACCCATGGCTCCTGGCCATTTTGCAATGAATGTGTGTCCGTCAGAATCACGAGCTGAAATCTGGGCATCCCAGTTGTCTCGGTTCTTAACGACTGGATCTGATCCAGTTGCTGTAGCATCGTGTGCGTTAACAGCGCCATTAACTGTTCTAGTGACAGTTAAATCTGAACTATATCGCAAGTAGTATGCTGCAGTGTGAAAATCTATAGAATGTGTATCGTCTGGATTGCCGAACGTTGCTGCGAGTTGAGATTCATCGCTGATTCTTTCTCTCGTTTCAACCGGTCCCCAACGATAGTTGCCGACAATTGCACCCATGGTAGATTGAACATTAGGTACTACACCTGATAGATCAACTTCCTTGATAACAATTGCTGGACTTTGGGATGGTGTTCCAATTGCCATTTGTTTTTCCTTTAAGCTAATAATAATTGATCATAATACGACGGGGTTTCAATATAGTGTTATTTATAACTTATTATAAATCTGGATCCCACACTTCACTTATGCCCCAACCTACTCTCATTGGGTCTACTTGAGGTAAGTCTGGTACTCCATCGTCGATAAAACCAAATGGTAATACATCATTTTCTATTTCATTCATTCTTTGTTCAAATAACATACTCTTTAAATTAATATCAGTCATCTCTGAGAAGTATGTAGAACCAGCAAAGTAACCAAACATAACAAAGTTCATTACTAAGTCGTCATGGTTACCATTAGATGCCTCAAAAGACTGACCTTTTGCCTCAAAGGTTGATATTTCTATAATAGTTTGTTCATCAACAATATCTAGTTTATTGTTTTCTATAATATCTTTGAAAGAAGAACAACCAATTCTTTTTACTTTTCTATCCATACGTACGCCAAGCCCATTAGCCTTAACCATTGACTCAAGATGCATATTCTCGTACTCTAAGTCATGGTATAATCCATTACATACTACAGACCCTTGATCATTATTCTCAATTACAACATAAGCATTATTGTAGGCTTTTGCAAATTTATAAATAATATCAGGGAAGAGGATAGGAGATATAGTATTATTGCGATATACAGCTACCTGTTTAAACGGTCTTGTGCTAATGTCGATCACATTAAAAGTAGAATAATCTTGTCCTCTTCCTTGAGCAACATCAACGCACATAACATATTCATGCTTTGCTATAGTTTCTTCATAGATCAAACAATCGCCGTTTACTCTCACAGGAGCCTTTGCTCTTAGTGATAGAAGTGTCTCTGCATTAATCAGTGTATCACCAGTACCAAAAAATGTATTACCAAACTCTTGATCAAACTGTAGCTGAGAAGTGTTGTTTATTGTTTGTTTTTTCCAATTATCATCTCGCCCAGGCACATCCCACCAATCAACTCGCATTGGTTTAAATTCGTTTGTCTTTTGCATTGAGCCTTCCCATATCTTATGGAAGACATTACCAATGCCGTTTGCTGTAGAAGTAATAATAACTTTAGTTTCTTTACCAGCCGAGATAACTGGATATGTAGATGTAAAGAAGG